TAGTGCTACCTAACGATGAATGTTTACAACCAACACAAGTCTTAGAATTCGTCATTTACCTAACTCCAACACACCCTAATTATCACCTTTTCTATTTTCCTGCGTAAAATAATCACAAATTTTATCACCTGACCAGCGCTTTCTATCAAACTTAACACAAGACCGCTTAGAGCTAATATCGAAATAATCACAATCTTTGCAATGGAATCCGTCAAAATCAAACATCATTATATTCCTCCTTCTTATTCATAATATCATCAAAAAACACTTCTAACGAAGTAAAACCTTTTCTCTTCTCAACAAAACCATAGTTAATAAAAAAAGTAGATAATTCCCTACGAAACAAATTTGATACTTCTTTAATATCCTTAGGTAATACATAACCTAAATTTACAGCTTCAAGGGCTATCAGGTACATAGTCTGCTGCAAATCATTCCACAAGCCACGATCTACAATAACTTTCATCATATTAGGAAAGTAAGTCTTTAATACATATCCACCCACATTTATATAACTGTCAAGTTTTACGTCTTCCACCGCAACCAGCCCCATTATACAACACAAATGCAATCCTGTCAAGACGTGCTACCAAAGCCACCATCTCCTCTAACAGTAAAACTGCTACCCAACCTTGGAACAAACTCAACACGCTCAACCTTAGCAAACACTAATTGTGCAATTCTATCTCCCTTACTCACCAACATAGCTTCATCTCCATGGTTAATCAAGATAACTTTAATCTCGCCTCTATAATCTGAATCAATAGTACCTGGAGCATTCAACACAGTAAGACCGTACTTCAATGCTAAACTACTCCTTGGCCTAATCTGACCTTCATACCCTTCTGGAATTTCCAAATATAGACCAGTGCCAACCAAAGCCCAAGCATGTGGTTCAATCACAACATTTTCATTAGCAATTAAATCCATTCCAGAAGCTCCATCTGTCATATATTTCGGTAAACTTCCACTCGTTCTACTAACATCAAAAGCTACTTTCATCACACACCACCTCTACAATTGTTTTACTTTGCTAACACCACTTCTTTGAGTAACCAAAAATACCCTATCTGCATTTTCTATTATATCCTCCCTTGGAATTCGCTCATCACTAATCATAATAATCTGAATCCCTAATTTGGCGGACAATTGCCTCAATAAATTTAACGCTCTTCTATTGGCTTCTTCTCCCTTTAATCTGGCAAACGGCTCATCTAATAAAAACAAAGGTCTGGTTCGTTTATCCTGTCGCATAGACCAGTAAGCTAATCTCAATCCTAACGAAGCCACATCAATAGCACCACCACCAGCAGAGCCAATAGGATGTATTAAAACACCATCTCTTTCAAATAATAGTTCAGCTTCAGTTTTACCTCGTTTCTCTTGAAAGACAACCTTCAATTGATATGGTTCATCAAACACTGACGCTAAAGCCAAACTAACTTGTTCAGACAAATGGTACTCTAATTGCTTCTGTGTTTCCAAACCTACTATCTTAACTATTTCTATAGCTTTCTCACACAATCTAATGAGTCTTTTACATTCTATCAAATCTTTTCTAAAAGCATCTAAAGACTGTTTTATCTGATCTCTTTTACCTTTCCTCCTTTCGAGTTCAAGTCTAAAACTATTCACCGCCAAAAGCCTCCTCAAGTTCCTTTACTTTAGCACCAATAACTTCTTCATGCTCATTTATAACTTGTTCTAATTCATTAAGTTTAGCTTCTGCATCCTCTAATGAATTAAGGTTAAATTCAGTCTTAAGCTGTGTCATAAGACTTTTCAATTCACCCTTCAACTCAGCCTGTTTAGCCCGTTCGTCCTCCAATAACTCTTTTAAACGTAATAAACGTTCTCCCACAGATCGATTTACTCCAAACTTTGCCATATCAAATCCTCCACCTTTTTACTTACTTTATTCTTCTTAAAAAATGCTTCCAAATTAGCCCTAAACGACAATTTCAAATCCCATTCCAAATCTAACTTTTCTATAAATGCCAATAATCTTTCTTCTTTCTCCTTAGGCTCTACAATATGTTTATCATCAAACACATCTTCCTCAATTGGAAAATAGACAGGCTCTACTTCATTGTCGTCAAAATTATACAAATAACACCTTGGTTTATAATCCTTCTGTGTTATAGTCATTCGCATCATTGATCCAGGATTAACTAACAATCTACCATCTTTAGACTTAGCTACTAAAGCCATGTGATAATGACCAACTAAAATAAGTCTTGGCTTAGTAAAAATATCAAATAAATCCTTAGGCTGGTAACCTACTGCATTAGGCCAAGGTGGACTACCTTCATAAACCAAATCATGAATTACAACTATATCAGCATCTACATCTTCTAACTTTTCACCATAAGCAAATCCAGCTATGGTAAAACTGTGTGTATCATAAGGTTGTTTTGTAAGTCTTCTGACTGATAAAGCCACTTCAAGCACATGCAAAGCCGACTTTTCATATTGTTGCATCGAATGTTCTGGCAAATCATGATTGCCTGGTATAGTATACATTGAATTCGGCAACTTCTTATATGCTCGAGATATAAGCCAAGGGCTGGCTTTCCAATAATCAAATATATCTCCAGCATCAATGATAGGACAATCATACTTAGCTTCAAGTTGCTTCAAAAAGTCAAGCTTCCTATCTTGTGCTTCAACATAATTATCAATTCTGGAAATTGGTGTATTCTCAGTCAAGTGAATATCAGCGGTTAGAATTGCATCTACTTGCCTCATACCAAACACCCCTTTGGCGCTCCTTTATTGCCCCTTTGGCATAGGATTGCCACATAGAGGACAAGTTTCAGGAGCTAATTCTTTATATTCCCTTTCCAGTTTGCTAATTGTTTCTTCAGCTTTAGCTAAATAACTCTCTACATTCTTAATCTTACATACCAAATCAGCAATCTTATTTAACTGATCTTTAATAAGATTAAGCTTATTAAACGAATTAAAGGTTTCGTTTAATAAGGAAATATAACTATCCACATCTTCAAACTTAGTTAACTCTTTTTGCACAACATAAATTTTATCCAATAACCAGCTTAGATTGCTATACTGTTTAGTGTATATCTCTGCCTCATTCTCCAGATATTCAAGTTCTTTGACCAACTGCTCAAGTTGTGGCAAATTATCATATTGTGATAGTTCATCTTCCATATCACTTATTTGCTTTTCCAAATATGTTTTATTGCGTTTAGCCTCATTATAAGTAGATTTTAAATTAGACATAGCTTTGTCTATATCGTCAATAGAAGCAGCCTTGTTAAGCATTTGAGCTATTTCACCTGGAGTATTGGCAAGAAGAAATGGTGTATCCATTTGACTTTGAATATTTATGTTATCCAAAGCCAACAATTTAACTACTTCCTCTGGAGTATCTGTGCCAAATGCTTTTAATATGAGAGGGGTTTCATTTGTTATGATATATTGATTATCTGAGTTTCCTTTTAGGCGTGAAATGATACAATCATTAAAATGCAAATCTACCTTAGTATCTCCACCCCAATACGACCTAAAACTATCACCAAGTGGTCGATTGGTTATAACCCAGTAGATAGCCCTAAATATAGCCGATTTACCAGCATCACTTGGGCCGATGATAACATTAACTCCATCAGTAAACTCCAATTCACTTTCTTTATGTGATTGAAAATTAGATATACTAACTTTGTTTAGTTCCATTTTGATTGTCCTCTCTTATCCTTTTTAGTAAATCAAAAAACTCCTCAGCATCCATAACAATAATGGGTTTAATTCTATTTTTCTTGACAACAAGTAACCAATACGTGCCTTCTTTTCTATTCTGCTTAGCCTGTTCAATCCAAGCTAACAATGACCATTTTTCTTGATTCTTACATTCTATTGATACTGGAAATACTTTTAATACAGCCTCTTCGAGTCTGACATCAACTCCAGACTGCCCCATTGGTCTGGATTCAATGGGGCAGTCTTTACCACAAGTGAATCCAGTTAATTCAGATACCTTTTGACAAACCCATTGCTGTAGTGTTCTACCCTTAGCCTTCGCTGATTGTGGTTTCATACCTCAGTCATTTCCATCTACACTAAACCTAATTAAAGATAATTTCTTCTTATCCAACAAATCTATAAAGTTGGCGTAGTTATCATCTGTAATGGTGATTGTTGCAGAACAAGCATTAAAATTAGAATCCTTAGCATAAAGATTATTAAAACTTAAACCATAAACATTTTGACATTTAACTATATCAATTGCTGGTAAACCACACACCAAAACATGGGCTTCTGCAACAGCTTTGTTTCTATTACCATATTTTAATGTCTTTTTCCTATTAGAAGATTCCATTTTAAAATCTTGTAAAGTTACCACTATAACAAATATAGCAAATGCCATCAACACACAGCATAGAATACATACTAATATATTAGCCATTTAAGTCACCTCCTATCTAAACATATTCAGACAATCGTTCATATACAATATCTATACAATCTGAACGACCACAGTAAGGACATTCATTTTCAACATAAACTTCAGCTTCATCCCAATAATTACGCAACTCGAAATGATCAAACTTAGCTCCACAATACTGACAGGTAACCTTTAAAGGTTCATATTCATATAAGTATTTTGGTTCATTGCAACATGTTAAGTCAATACAGTTTACCAAATAATTACTATTTATTTGTCTTACTATACCTTTACTACCTAAATCAAGCAATAACTCAGCAAAAGCATTTCTTTGCTCATCATTCACAAAAGGTGTATTCATACTAATCTTAATCAAACCATTCTCACAACACATATCAATAGAATTATACTCATACCCATAAAACGTAAAATTTTATACTCATACCCATAAAACGTAAAATTAGCTTGGTTGATATTTTGCATATCTACTTTTTCTGGATCAATGTAAATAGATAGCAATACCTCTTTAGGGCCAACCTGTGCCATATTTCTAATACCATAATTAGGATTGCTTTCTATTGTATCTCTATCAATCCTCACAAAATAACTCATCATAAACAACTCCTATCACTTAATCTTCAACTTTCGCTTACTCTCAAATTCATTCTCAATCTCCATCCATAAATCAATTACAGCGTTTCTTAATTCCTCTTCCAAATTCTCATCTTCTACAATTTTAATAGCTTCTTTCATGGAATTACTTAGCTTTCTACCATTTAACTCATAAACAGAAGTGCCTAATGTTGACTTTAAAAACTGCAAATTCTCTTTAATGTCATCTATACCATAGTCATAAATAATGGAAATCGTAGCTCTATTGTATGGCTTCCATACTGACGACTTAAATACTTCTATTTCTGTCTCAACCCCAATAACTTTCTTAACTTTCTTGCCCTTAATTGTCTTCTCCTCAGTAATCTTTTCAGAGCCAACACAACGGAGTCTAAGACTGGAATAGAAGCCAACAGCCTCACCTCCTGGTGCTTTATACTTTTGACCATAAGGCCCTGCATCTAAATTCTGTCTAACTTGGTTGGAACATACCATAAGGTAGTTCTTTTCTCGTAATGTTCTACAGGTCAAACGTAATTGCTCACTAAATTCCTTAGCTCTACGCATACCATATTGATCTTTGCCATCAGCTTCCCATTCTGTGGTCAATGCTGCTAAACTGTCGACAAATATACCATGGACTTTATCCTTAGGTTCTGGATTCCACTTTCTGACAGGCTCAAACACTTCTGCAACAGTAGATGGAATATCATAATCAGTCTCTTCAACATTCAATCCAAACAACTTAGCAAATTGTTTATTAAGACGAGCTTCTGGATCACGAAACATAATCTTGCCACCTTGTCTGACCACATTTCCAGCTATTTCGCAAAGCAGGACGGTTTTACCCGTCCCGCTTGGCCCAAATATCTCAACTAATATACCGCTTGGTATACCACCTCCTCTAACTCTGCCGCCAGATATTGCTAAATCAAGCAAAGTGGAGCCTGTAGAAATCATCACCTCCTCATTTCCAGCAAATGGCTTAAGCTCTTCTAATTCTTTATTGCTATGTTCTTCCATCTGTTCACTCAACTTACGCCTACCCACCTAACTCATCCTTAGCATCAGCACAAGCATTCCATTCTGTGCATTCGGAACATTCTGGATATGCACCTTCATCCTCGCCAAACACATGGCCATGTGGACATTTTCCATGTGTTGTTGCTGGTTTAGCTATAGTTTTAGATTTACGAGGAGGTTCATCTTCTTCAATAACTTCATCAATAACTTCCTCAACAGCAGCGTTAACCTCAGTAGGAGTGTCATCTTCCTCACTATCAAAAAACTTAGCTTCTATTTGTTCATAAGGAAGTACAATCAACACCTCATCTAAATTAGGCACCTTATCAAGAATACTTTTGTCGTAGACTTTTTCACGCTTCTCAAAATCAATTCGTCCAGTATCAGCAAACTTATTCTTACCAAATTGCTCTTCTGTAAACCTAATCCTTAGAGTATAACCCTCTTCCAAGTCTGGAAAACTTGAGTATTCTGGGTTTTCCTCAAGTTCCATACTTAGTTTACTCTGAAACAAATGATCACTAATGTCCCAAATGTGTGGTTTTTCCTCATAATTTTTATTTTCAATAGGAACCACTACATACAAATTACGCAAAGAAGCTTTAAGAATTTTAACAGATTCATCACGCCAATCCTTTCCTTCTTTGAGTAATCTTTGCTTATATTCACATATAGGACATCGCTTACCTATGCTCGTAGGACATACCAACGAAATATTATTGTAGCCTATATTTCTATGAAGCTTGAAAGGGCGTTTATACCAAAGAGCACCAGGAGTAGCAATACCTAAGGAATCATCTCTATCTGGATGATTTGGATCAGTAACTACATAAGGTAAAATGTCAAGCTTAATTCTACTACCAGGCTCTTCCTTAAATACGCTAACTCCTTTAGGTAATTTCAAATACCCATATTGACTCTTCTGACTTTTCTGCCTTTCAATATTAGCTCTTATCTTCTCTGCAAAACTAATCTTTCTCTTTTCCATCTGAATTAGCCTCCTCCAATTCTTTTCTTACTATTTCCTTTAAATCTTTTTCCAATACTTCCTTTATTGCTTTAAGCTTACCTGTCTGATACATCACGCTTAACACATATACATAGTGTGGCAATAAAATAATTAAACAAGCAACTATTAAAAAACATATTGACAACCTCATTTTAATCTCCTTTCTAATTTTTTGTCATATTACTCATCTTCTGTAATTCTTTTTCTTAATATCTCTTTTGTTATACTAAGTCTACCTTTATGGTACATCAAACTTAACACATATAAATAGTATGGGAAAAGAATAATCAAACAAACAATTATTAAAGAATACATAAACAACTTCATTTTAAATCTCCTTTCTAATTTTTATCATACTGTTTATTTCCCTTTGCCTTTGTGCCTGCTTCAACTCCCATTCCTTGGATAAGTCTCTTGGTGTTGTTGGCCCTGCAAAGTATGACATACCCAACAATTTAACCAAATTTTCCAATGCTGA